CTCATTATAAAAAAGACCCATGTGTGAATTGCTTGAGTCGAAATTGAAATATGCAGCAGCATATTCATTTGCATTATTTTTTGCAATTGCTTGAGTAGCATTTGTTACAATTGGTATTGTAACTGCAGAACCGCTGACTGTTCCTGATGTTTCTGATGAATTTACTGTTGTCCATATTCGTCCTGAACAAGGAATTATTACTGAATTTGTTGGAAGGTTAGGCCACAACAATGTAGACCCTTTATATATTTTTACCACATTAGAAGTGCCTAGTTTTATTTTTCCTTCAGCTGGTATTGAGCTTCCAATTCTAAAATCAGCCATTACACAATAATATAAAGTTTAGATGCTACTGGAGTGAGAGCATTATATTGTGCTTGTGTTACCGTTTCAATACCTGAAACTGCAGTTTGTCCAGCTCCAGCTGTTGCTGCGATATAACCTTGACCTGTTACAAAATCATGAATTTGGTCTCCTGTAGCTAAAGCTGTTCCATTATCTGCTGGCGCACCTGTTACGATACTTAATGCTGGTGCTGGTGAGGCTTGTGATACTGTAATTTGACCTGTAGTAGCAGAGGTTACGCCTGTGACTGTACCACCTGATGTATTTGTTGGAACTTGCCATGTACCATCTCCTCTTAAGAAAGTTGTGTTTGAACCACCAGCAGGTACGTGACCAACGTTTGTTGTTCCATTATATGCCATTGATTTAACAGAAACGCTGCTACTTGATGTTGTTACATCAATTGGAGTTCCTGTAGATGTTCCAGGTGCAACTTCATCAACTGCTGTAATTGGGGAACTCGGTAGGGAAGTCAATTTTACTTTATCAGCTGCACTCATAACACCTGCTAATGAAGCAGTGGCTACATTTATAGTTCCGTTTGAACCATCTGATGAATTAACTACAACATTTGAAGCGTTATGGGTTGTTGTTATGTTTGTTGTTACATTGCTTACTTTACTATTAAAAGTGCTCCAGTCTGTTGAGGATAAAAATCCATTAGAACTTGCTGAAGCTTGTGTAATACCTAAAGTAAAGCTGCTAGCGTTACTAGCTCCACCTGACAGGGGAGCATTAGTTGTAATGCTCACTGTACCAGACCCCGAACCAGCACTTCCGTTTGCTGCAGCCGTGACTCTTCCTAATGCATCTACTGTAATGTTTGCATTTGTATAACTTCCTGCTGTTACACCTGAATTTTGAAGTGATATTACAGGTGTTGCTCCTCCTGAAGAAAGGACTGGAGCTGTTGCTGTAACAGCTGTAACGGCACTTGTAACAAAGTTTTGGCTTCCAATATATGTAAATACATCTCCACCAGTTACAAGTCCTGTATTTCCTGATGCCACACTTCCTGCAACCACAGTAATTATTGGAGCTGTAGTTGTTTGTGCGACTGTTAATTTATTTGTGTCTGCAGAAGTTACTGATGTAACAGTTCCTGTTCCACCACCACCACCACTACCAGATGATGCAATAGTTATAGAGTTTGTGCTTGCGTCTGTTAAAAGAGTGACGTTAGCTCCTGCGACAAGTGTTAATGCAGTATTTGGGTCAGCTGCATCAACTGTAGTTTGACCAGAAACCACTATACTACCAAACCCATCAAAAGACCCACTAGAAGAAAGGCTAGATGAAAAATAAGAATCTAATGCGCTTATTCTATAGTTTTTTGTAGCGTTATCAGCACCAGTTGCACCATCACTCCCAATAACAATATCTTCAGGATTGATTGTGCCGTCTAATGTATATGTGTGTATTCTTGCCATTTACTTTGTATATTTTTTAGTTACTTTTCCTGCTTTGGTATTAGATACAACAGTTTTACCTTTTGCTCCAGCTCGTTTCTTTTTTTTGGCAGTCTTAGCTCTTTCGGCTTTAGACATACTTCTAGCTTTTGCCAAAGGCAAACACCTGTCAGGGTTTTTTTTGTTTTTACTAGTACCGCATTCTCCAAGTATGGAGCCGTCAGTTCCAATACGAACCCACTTTTGTTTTCTCCACTTAGCTAATTCGCCCACTATTTACTTTTTTTTACCTTTTTTCTTTTTTTTCTTTTTCATTGCCTTTTTTTTAGGCTTTGAACCGTATGTTGCGCTTCCGTATGGCATAACTTATCCTTTTTTAATTTTACGTAATTTTTTAAAATCTGCACCAGTAATTTTATTGAAAGGCGGTGCTAACCTTGCAATTTTCATTTGTTTAGCTGATAGCTTTTTTTTGTGCTTTCCAGGCATAACTATTTCTTTTTAGTTTTTTTCTTTTGCGTTTTTGACCTTCTGCGTCTGTCTAAATCTGCTCTTCTACCACTCATTTCTTTTTCTTCATTGATTTAAGCATTCTATCAATTCTAGCCGCTTGTCCTTTGTGCATGGCAGATGCTTTTCTTAGTTCAGATGCTATTTGTTTTAATTTTTTTGCGTCCATTATTTTTTCTTTTTTTTAGCTCCTTTTGCGTAATTTGGGTCTTTACAATACTTACTTGCAGCCATATTCGCATATGCTGATGGGTAAGTATCAAAAGTTCTTTTTGCCCAAGCTATTCCAGCTGCGCATATTTTATTGCCTTTTTTTCTTTTTTTAAGTTTACTTGCCATAATTAAAAGTCTACATCTTTCATTAGCTCTTCATTCATCTTTCTCATTTTATAGAGTTGATGCTGTGGAAGCTTTGGGTTTTTACCAGTATCTTTTGAAGCATTATAATTTTGAACAGAATAATTAACTCTTCCTGTGTCAGCATATTTAAATTTAACATTGCCTTGTGCTTGGTCAAATTTGTTAAGCATTGCTGGAAGCTGCTCTCTAACAAACGTTGGAGCTTGATTAACTTTCTTCTTCATAATCTTGTTTGCTTTTTTGAAAGCTCTATCTTCTCTCCTTAAAGCACGTCTATCCATTCTTGCTTCTTTTTTACTAGCTCTTTTTTCTAGTCTTTTTTGCTTTCTAGCGGCTCTTGTATCAAATCTTTCTGCTACTCTTGCAATTCTATCGGCACTAGCACCTTTTTCTGCAAGCTTGAGAATTTTTGAACCTTTTTTCTTCATCAAGTCGCTTGCTTTTTCAGCTCCCTTAGTTTTTAAGTATTCAGCTTTTTTATCTCCTTTGTATTCAAGATAGTCGCTTTTTGTAAGACCTTTTGTAAGTGTGCTATGAATCTGTGCGATTCCTTTAGCTCCTTTGTCTGCTGACTTGAAAAAATCTGCATTTCCGCTTATAGCGTTACTCATTTGGGAGTGTTGTCTTATATTTTTAATACCTCCATCATTATATTGATGACCTGTAGCAAATGGGTTTGAAGATACTATTTGATTTTTCGGTGGGGCTGGAGCATTAACAATACTTCCTCCTCCTCCATACAGTGCAAACCTACTGGCTAAATAACCATAAGGCCCTTTTGTGTTTTTAAAAGGAGTACCTACTTGACGCCCCTGATTATCTCTTTGTGCGAATTGATTTCCTGTCTTTCTGAAAGACGGTATTTTTGGTCTAGACATAACTTCTAATTTTATAGAAACAAAGATAAGTAAAAATTGTTTTCATTATTTTTGCCTATATTATTCAAATGCAAGTTAAATATTATAAAAGAGGAAAAAGTAAAAAGATTAAAAGACAGCCTAGGTCTCGCTCTTATAATTTTTTAAAATTCTACAGAGTAGTTAGATATTATATAAAAAGAAAATATGATATAACTCTGATGGAGTTAGATATGCTTTTATATTTATACGACATGCCTTATTTCAAAAAAGAGGACTTTAATTACTATGGTAATACTATGTCGTGGGATAAGAAAAGGTTTTATGATATGATTAAAAAAGGTTTGATTAAAGAGTGGAGGCCAGGAAAAGAAAAATATGCGTTATCTAAGATGTTTGAGCTGACTCATTTGGGGAAAACGATATGTTTGATGACATACAAAAAACTTATGGGGGAAGAAAAAATATCAGAAGAGCCTCGGTCTAATCCTGTATTTAAAAAAGAATCTTATATGGATAAGGTCTATAAAAATGTAATAGAGCGAATGAACTCTAAACAATCTTCTGATAGTTAACTATTGCTTGTTTTAGTAGAGAATAATCTCTTATAGAAGTTATTTCTTTTAATTTTCTCATTTTAAGTTTACTTCCACCTTCAGTTAAAATATCTATAGCTTCTATTGCTCTTGCTATCATGTTTTCTTTTCTAATCTCTTTGTTTGCTGATGCAATAGATTTAAGTATATCATCTTTAAAATACCACCTAACTAAATGCCTGGTGGTATCTAAAACTTCAGCAACCTTAGAAATAGTAATTTTTTCTTTTTTAAACCAAAGTTCTTCAATTACCCCACTTATTCTATCTTCTGATGGCTTTTCTTTTGCAGAAATCAACTGACCAACAATTTTCATTTTTGTTTTTCTATCAAACATTTTTGATGGATTGAAGATGATTTTTCTATATCTAGCACAATATGGCTTTTTTTTGACACGATGAACCCTTTCAACCATGTCTTCTACTCTTGAGTTACCATATGTTCTGATAATGTGACCACTTCCTCTGTCAGATAAAACAGAAAAGAATCTTTTCATTTTAGATAGTTTGAACTCTGGGTTTAGCCAAACAAATTTTTCGGCTATATATTCTAGCTCTGCAAAGGAATTTATCTTTCTTGTAGTTCGGTAAAGGCTATAATACTCTACCCCTTCTGGAAAAAACAGATAGTCTGCCCCTTTAAATATAAAAGAGGACTCCATGATGATTCTATGTCTTTCGTAATCAAATAGAGGTATTAGCATCGTCTAGCATCACTACAACATCTCTTTCTCTAATGGCTTTGTATTTGTCTCCTTTGATTCTGATATCACTACCAGCAACCTTATCAAAGTAAACAACCATTCCCTCTTTCACTTCTTTAACTAGTTCTCCTATTGTAATGACTTTCCCAATGATGTATCTCACGTTTAAATCAGACTTATCGCTAATAATTAACCCTAATTCGTTTTTTTGATATACCTCACCGTCTTCAACAATGATAAAATCCCCTACTGCTTTCATTGAGTCTGTGGTAATTTTGGAGCCCTTTTGTAATTCATGTTAGGCTTCTTATCATCATCAACATTCCACTTTGTTATTATTTGGCCTTCTAAATCTATTACGGTGTATCCTTGTTTAGCTAAAAGCTTTATGGCTCCGTTTACTTGTTTTGCTTGTTCCCTAAAATGAGAGAAAATTTGATTTTCAAAAGCGTGATGGTCGTGTAACATAATTTTATATTTAAGTTTTACTTGTTTTTATTCGTTTGTTTGAAATAACGCATGATGTTGTTAGAATTATACCAGCAACTGATGCTGAATTCAAAACTGCGTTCTTGGTAACTTTAAATGGGTCAATAATACCCATTTTAAACATATTACCATACTTTTTGTTTTTTACATCAAACCCCATGTCTTTGTTTGAGTTTTTTACTTTTTCAAGTAGTTCAATGTAATTCTGTCCAGAGTTCTCAATGATGCGCTGAAATACAACAGGCAAACAACTCCAAACGACCCCATATCCTATTAAGAAAGAATTAGAACGGCCTCGCGGAGGTTTTTTCGCGATTTTTTTGTTGTATGCATTCATTAGTGCAATCCCTCCACCAGCAACTATACCTTGTTCAAGCGCAGCTTTAGTTGCGTGGATGGAGTCATCAACTCTATCTTTCTTTTCTTTTAGCTCTACTTCAGAATTACCAGCAAGCTTGATGGTTGCTACACCACCTGCTAATTTTGATAATCTATCTTGTAAATGCCATTTTATAGATTTATTCTTAGTTTTTCTTATTTCTGTGTTGAGGTATTCAATGATTTCGTCTTTTTGTGGGTTGACTTGCTCATCAAATACTAAAATCGTTTCATTACTGTCTGAAATCATTTGCTTACATGTACCAAGATACGATGCGTCTATATTTTGCATAGAATCACCAGACATCTCTGAAATAATCTTAGCGCCTGTCATAAGTGCTAAATCTTCCAATAATTCAAATCTACCGATACCAATACCTTCAGGCTGGAAAAAATTAGCTGTTAAATTCTTTTTATTTATGTTTTGAGCTATAAATAGCTTTACTCTATCATCTAAATCAGCTATAATTAGAAGTGGGCGCTTTTGTTTGATTGATTGTTCAAATGCAAAGTGAAGTCTTTCATGCATATCAATCTTACTATCACTAATAACAATAAGTGGATTTTGAAACTCTACTGTCTTTTTTCTAAGGTTATTTACACTAAATGGTGTACCGTACCCTCTTTTGATTCTTGTACCATTGGTTATTTCAGTATAATCTTCTCCTGTTGCAGAGTCGTCCATTGTTACAACTCCGTTCTTACCAACTTTATTGTAGGCATCAGCTATCATGTTTCCTAAATACTCATCTCCGTTTGCTGAAATAGTAGCAACCTCCACTAAACTCTTTTCATCTACCTCTTTTTTATATTTTTCTACTAGATTTACTATTTCTCTAGCTGCAAACTCAATTCCTTCTTTTGCTTGAGTTACATTTTCTATCATGTCTGTATACTCAAAACACGCATCAACTATAGCTTTAGCTAGAACACATGAGGTTGTTGTGCCGTCACCAGCTTCTGTGGCGGTTTTTTGTGAAGCTTGTTTTAAAATACTGCACCCTAGATTTTCTACAGGGTCTGAAAGAATGATTGAATTAGCTACAGTTACTCCGTCTTTGGTAATATGTGGTGTACCGAACTCGTCTTCTATAATAACTGTTTTTCCTGAAGCTCCAAGTGTGGAGGCTACAGCTTCAGAAAGCACGTCTATACCTTTTTTTAGGGATTCGCGGCCTTCTGAATCAAATACTATGTTTTTTTCAATCATTTAATTAAAATTTAGTTTTATTCTTTATTCTTTTTTATAATTATATGTAATATAATTATTATGTATGTCGTTTTTTGTACTTTTTTTACAACCCATACTAAAAATCGCTTGTAAAACCCTTAAAATCAACGTTTTCTGTTTGTCTTTTGCTTGTCGCTTGCTTGTCGCACCAATTCGTCTACTTTTTGTTGTAGTTTTTGAATCAAAATTCTACTTCCTTTGTTCTTTTTTTGGTGAATTATCTCCTTGTACAGAGCTAAAATGAGGCGGCTCGCTTGAGAGGGTTGTTTTCCAGTATTTTCGTAATGGTTTTCCATTATAATACAAATAAGGCCTAATAAGTTCCTTCATATTCAAACATACATTTACCACAAATATACAAAAAAAATAGATGTGGCGCAAAAATGTAAAGTCTTTTACACCTATATTATTAGTTATACCTGTTTGCAAAAAGAAGCCACCAGATACACAGGGGTTTTAGGTAACCTATTATATCACAGCATAGTCAGTCTATTTTATATTGTTTTGTTTTACCCCAGGGGGGTCTGATTTTGTTTTACTTTTCTATATTTTTTTAGCTTTTTTACTAACCCTTGTAGGTTTTACCTATTTCTATTCCACATATTTCTTCAAGGCCAACCATTTAACATTAGGCCCCACCCACCCAACCCTGTCAGTGATTACCAGTAGGGGTATTATCTCAAAAGATTACACACACGTTCACAATCATTCGATAAC